ACCTCCCACGGACCCCGTGGGGGGTTATACTAGTTGTATCAACAGAGCAGAGAGCTACGTGATCCAACTTCGTCCCCATCAGCAAGAAGCACTTAACAAGCTGACCGTGGCGAGCCGTGGTCAAGTGATCGTCCCTACTGGTGGCGGTAAGACTCTTATCGGTATTATGGATGCCTGTAAGCGCTTTGAGAGCGCTTCTGAGCCCATCTCCATCATTGTTGTGGCTCCACGTCTCCTGCTCGCTAATCAGCTCTGTGAAGAGTATATGGAGGTCATCAAGGATCAAGTATCTACTCAAGTTGTTCCCGCTCATATTCATTCTGGGGACACCTCACATTTCTCTACCACCAAAGCCAGTGAGATCCGTAACTTTGTCTCTATGACACAGGCTGCTGGTCTTCACCGCATTTTCTTTACTACCTATCACAGCCTTCATAGGATTGCTGAGAGTAGTGTTCAGGCGGACACCATTTACTTTGACGAGGCACACAACAGCGTCCAAAGGGGCTTCTACCCAGCTGTAAAGTACTTCTCAGAGACGACTCCAAGGGCATTCTTCTTCACCGCTACACCAAAGCACAGTGTGACTCCAAAGAAGCCTGGAATGAACGACAGCAGCGTGTACGGAAACGTCATCGTCAACGTAGAGGCAGGCAAACTTGTCCAAGGGGGCTTCATTGTTCGTCCACAGGTGGTAGCACGTGAGCTACGTTTACTTCAGAGTGACGAATTGACTGCTGACCGTGACTCCGAGCACATCACGCAGAGCATTGACGAGAGCCGCGTTAGTAAGGTTCTGGTCTGCGCCAAGAGTGTAAAACAGATTACTCGTATGGTTGCTGAGTCTACCTTTGTGAATGACTTGAAGGCACGTGGCTTCTCGTATATGTACATCTCTGCAAAGACAGGTGCAGTTATTGATGGACGCAAAGTAACACGCGAAACATTCTTTAAGACACTCAATGCTTGGGGTGCTAACAACTCTAAGAAGTTCGTAGTTCTCCACCACTCTATCCTCTCTGAGGGTATCAATGTTTCTGGTCTTGAAGCTGTTATTATGCTGAGAGCTATGGATGCCATCGGTATTTCGCAGACAATTGGTCGTGTGATCCGTTTACACAAAGATGATGCTGCTGGTCTCCGTGCGGGAACCATTACTCCTGGTGATACTAATGCTTACACCAAGTCGTTTGGTTTGGTGATTGTACCTGTATTCAACAGGGCTCAGCAGGGAGTAGCACGTTCTATTGATAAGATTGTGGAGCTTGTGTTTGAGCAAGGTGGTGCTGCTACTTCTGTGGTTCGGCGCTAAATATAATGCATAAGTCTTACCTGTAAAAATGGCTGCTATAATTTTTCCTGAAAATCCAACTATAAACCAAATATATCTAGCTGGTGATTATGCCTTCCAATGGAATGGTTCAGCTTGGATCGGCATATCAGTATCACCAGAAGGGCTTGAAGGTCCTCAAGGTGCTACTGGACCCAAAGGAGACCAAGGGAATTCAGTCACTGGTTCAACAGGAGCTACTGGTGAAGGCACTACAGGTGCAACTGGTGCCAATGCTATTGGGCAGGTTCAATCTACCACTAAAACCGATACTTATTACGCACAAAATGTTAGTAGTTGGACTGATCTACCAGGTATTTCTGTTACAATTACCCCAACGTCAACTTCTAGTAAGATTTGGGTAATACTCAATCTAAGAATGGGTACTGGTCCTAATGAATTTGTACATCTTAGACTTCTTAGAAATAGTACACCTATTGGCAATGGTATACCAGCGGGTAATCGTCCAGGAGCATTTACTTCCTATTCTAATGTAGATAATGCTTTCACGCAGTACAATGATTTGGGAAACAACTACTTAGATTCTCCAAATACAACTTCTCCCGTCACTTATAAGGTACAGGCAATCAATGAATCTTTTGGAGTGGATCAGGTATCTTTGAACAGAGTTCCTACTGATGCTAATAATGTTCAAGTTGCTAGAACTTCATCTACCATCACAGCCGTTGAAGTCTTATAAGATCGATAATATATGACACTGGGGGTGCTGCTACTTCTGTAGTTCGGGGCTAAATATTAATAGTAAGCTCACTATATTCAATGACAGAAGTCGTCTTTCCAAAAAATCCAGCGGTCGGTGATACTTTTATATCCAATGGAGTTCTATTTTCATGGACTGGAGATCAATGGATTTCTTCAATCACTGACGCTAATTTTGATGGCGTAGTTGGTGCTACTGGTGCTCAAGGAGATGAGGGTGCTACTGGTCCCCAAGGAACCAAGGGTGATACAGGTAACACAGGTCCTAGTGGTCCTATTGGTGCTACGGGAGCCAATGCTATTGGGCAGGTTCAATCTAGTAGCTACACTTCTCCGATTAGTATACTTGACGCTGGCGCAAATACTTGGACTGATACTACTATTAGTGCTTCTATAACCCCAACATCATCTAGTAGTAAGATTTTAGTGATGATTGTTATGAACGTGTCAACACCACAATTTGATTATGCATTCTTACGTTTGATGAGAGGAAGCACTCCAGTTGGGAATGGTGTTCCCAACGGATCGCAGCCCGGTTGTTTTGCTGCTTACTTTAATAATGGTAGTAGTGGAACTGCAATCAACACAAATATGGAAACTATTCCATTTAACTATTTGGACTCACCATCAACAACTTCAACAGTCACATATAAAGTTCAATTTAATCAGATAAACCAATTTGACGATATCTTTATTAATAGAACTTTAGCTGATATTAATGATATTAAGTATGCTAGAGGATCATCAACTATTACACTGATTGAAGTCTTATAAGTAAATACGGAGATAAATAAAACGTAGAATGATTTAAATTCTCTCATGTCAGGCGTTATTTTCCCAGGCAATCCATCTATAAATGATAAATTTATTGCTGGTAGTTATCTATTTACCTGGAATGGCACATCTTGGGTCTCACAAGGTAGTATTACAATAAATTATCCCCAAACTGTTGGTGCCACGGGAGAAATTGGCGCTACTGGTGATCCAGGCAGTAGTACAGCAGACGGTGAAGTCGGCGTACAAGGACCTGAGGGGGCTACGGGACTAGTAGGTGCGACAGGAAATCAAGGCGCTACTGGAACCAAAGGAAATACAGGAGCCACAGGAGACACAGGTCTTACAGGTCCTACAGGTCCCATAGGAGCGACGGGAGCTACAGGTAATATTGGATCCACAGGCTCTACTGGTCCCGTAGGTGCGACAGGAAATCAAGGCGCTACGGGAACCAAAGGAAATACAGGAGCCACTGGCGATACTGGTCCTACTGGTTCTACAGGTCCCATAGGAGCGACGGGACCAAAAGGGGCTACTGGAGCAACAGGAGATACAGGAGGTACAGGTGCTACTGGTGAGCAAGGAGCCAAATCATCAGTAATAGGGGCAAAGGGAGCTACTGGAGATACTGGAGATACGGGTGCTACAGGAGCCACAGGAAATACTGGACCTACAGGTGATGTTGGCACTACGGGAGCTACAGGAAATACTGTATCAGAAATGAACGATCTAACTGATGTAACAGCACCAGACCCATTTGGTGAACAGATTCTCCAATGGAACTCAACTAGTTCTAGGTTTGAATCTGAATATTTAACATCACCTGTGGTTACTAACCGGGATGGAGAATTTGGGTTTCTACAGGTCAGTGGAAGCTGTAATTTGGGGACTATGACGATAACTTCATCCATGTTTGGTTCCCTAGAAATCTCCTCAAAAGTTAATACTGATAATCTAGTCATATTCTCAGGTACTCTTATCTTTATTGCACCTAATGGTTCAAAGTGGCGAAAAACACCAAATAATTCTGGTGGATATGACACATCTGCTGCTTGATTAATATTTTCAATTGTTTAACCTATTATCTGTATTCTAAAATGTCAGTCGTATTTCCACCCAATCCCACTTTAAATCAACAATTTGTAGTAGGGAATATTATCTATACCTGGAATGGATCAACTTGGGACTCAACCATTGTTCCTCTAGATCTTAGTACAATTACTGGTGCTACTGGATCTTCTGGACCAAAGGGTGATCCTGGATCCTCAGATGAACAGGGAGCTACTGGAGCTACTGGACCCATTGGTGTTACAGGTCCTACTGGTGATCTAGGTCCTACCAGCCCCACGGGGGGTGTCGGAGATGTTGGACCTAAAGGTAATACTGGACCTACGGGTGGTGTTGGACCTACTAGCCCCGCAGGAGGTATAGGTGCTAACGGTCCTAGTGGTGATACAGGTCCTACTGGAGATACTGGACCCACTAGCCCCACGGGGGGTGTCGGAGATGTTGGACCTAAAGGTAATACTGGACCTACAGGTGACACGGGACCCACTAGCCCCGCAGGAGAGATTGGTAATCCTGGATTCAAAGGCTTTACTGGATCTATTGGCAATACTGGTCCAACGGGTGACGCCTCATTCGTACCAGGTCCTCCTGGAGTCAAAGGACCCACAGGACCCACTGGAGCTACAGGTCAAACGGGACCAACTGGAGGAAAAGGTGCTACTGGCGATCAAGGTGGCAGTACACCACTAACTAATACTAACTCCATTTCTAATGTTGATTCTGCATCTCCCTCAGATAACCAGATTCTTCAATACAATAGCTCAACTGGTAAATATGAAACAGAAAATCTCTCTGTTCCAGGATCTGCTTTAGGTGCTACAGATTTAATTGCTAGTAGTAAAGTTACATTCCAACAAACTAATACAGTTCCACCAGGTCCAAATGAATACAACTGGTCTTCGTTTACACCACCAGTAAATCCATGGAGTGGCATGGCATATGGGAATGGAGTATATGTAGCTGTTGCCACATCTGGAAACAATAGAATAATGTATTCTACTGATGGACTCAACTGGGTGTTAACTGATGACTCATTTAATACAGATGTTGCTGCCTGGCAGTGTGTCGCATTTGGTGGCGATAGGTTCGTTGCGGGTGGAGATAATGGGAGATTAGCCGTATCAGAAAATGGTCTTGACTGGACATCAGTTATCGCACCAGATGGGAACGTAGTGCAGTCAATAGTATATGCTGAAGGAAAATTCGTGGCTGTCGAGGGGGTTGGAATCAGGCGAGTGTTGTATTCTTATGATGGGGGTGATTGGTTCGAGGGGCAATGCTCAGAAGAGAATAATTGGACGTCAGTTACCTATGGGGACGGTAAGTTCGTTGCGGTTTCTAGTGATGGAACCAACCGAGTCATGTACTCCACTAGTGGGATCAATTGGACTTCAGCATCAGCACCAGCAGATTCTTGGTACTCAGTTACCTATGGTGGCGGTAAGTTCGTTGCGGTTGGTACTCAAGCAGCCATGTACTCCACTAATGGAATCAATTGGACTTCATCATCACCACCAGGGTCGATCACCCCTCCTTGGAAATCAGTTACCTATGGGGACGGTAAGTTCGTTGCGGTTTCTAGTGATGGAGTCATGTACTCCACTAATGGGATCAATTGGACTTTAGGATCAACAGCAGCAACTATTGTATGGGAATCAGTAACCTATGGAAACGGTAAATTCGTTGCGGTTGCTTCTTCTGGTGCTGGTTCCCGTGTGATGTATTCCACTGATGGAATTAACTGGAGCTTAGCAATTGGCGGCAAACTACTAGTTGGTCAAAATTTGATTATTCCGAACTATGTGTACCAGTTTGCTACTTATCGTCAAAGATTCGACGTATTCGGCAACAGCCTTAGTACTGTAGAAATACCTGTTCCAAACGAAATAGAATATAGTACTGGAGGTGCATTTAATTCAGTACAACTTGCTAATCAGTCAATAGAGGCTTGGAGAAACGCTTCAGGTAAATACTATTACGAATTTAATGTTGCCGCTGCTACATCTATTACTTCCAGTTCTTTAGAACTTTTCTTCCAATGGAAAAGTTTTCCGCTTTGGAATGCCCCCGTGAATGGTATAAACGATTATAGAAGTATTCCGTCTATAAGTGCTACTGGCACTGCTACTTTTCAGACTTTTAGCACATTTAGTGCGGTTATAAGTGCTTCTGTCATGAATACGCAAACTTTCGTAGTCAACGGCACGCCCACCGATGACGACCTTGAAGTCGATGAAGTAATCATTACTTCACCAAACTCAACTAGGTGGAGAGTAACTGTAGACAATAGTGGAAACTTCGTAACACAAGCTTTATAGTTACCAAATAGTCAACTATCAATTTAAACACCACAAAAACAATGTCTGTAAATTTCCCAGAGTCTCCACAAATAAACGAATCCTTTGAGGCAAATGGTGTTCTGTATATATGGGACGGTACCAAATGGATATCACTCTTCGCCACCACAAATTATGAGGGATCAAGAGGGGCAACTGGTCCTAAAGGACCTCCTGGTAACCCAGGTCCTGACAGTTCCAATGGTGCTACTGGTCCTCAAGGTGCTACTGGTCCTCAAGGTCCTACAGGTGTAGTGGGTCCTCCCAGTTCACCTGGTGCTACAGGTGATCAAGGTGATGTTGGTCCCGAAGGTCCTACAGGTCCCGTTGGTCCTCCTAGTTCCGCTGGTGTTACTGGACCTCAAGGTACCGTAGGATCTGCAGGTCCTACAGGTGTAGTGGGTCCTCCCAGTTCACCTGGTGCTACAGGTGATCAAGGTGATGTTGGTCCTAAAGGTCCTACAGGTGTAGTGGGTCCTCCCAGTTCTGATGGTCCTCTCGGTGATCGAGGTCTTACGGGTCCCCAAGGTCCTACCGGTGATAAAGGTCCTACTGGGAATCCATCAACTCTTCCTGGTGCCACTGGTGATACTGGTAATGTGGGTAGTCCAGGTAGTGGTGGACAAGGTGGATCCATTGGATCTAAAGGTCCTACAGGAAGTGTGGGTGTTTATCCACCCTTAAATAGTATTGGTGATGTAAATGCCCCATCTGTCTCAAACGATGAAATTCTTAAATACAACGGATTTAACAGCAAGTATGAGACCTCTCCTATAGAAGTACCTGAAGCTTCTATTGGGCGTTCTGGGAGTAGTACTACTACAGTGTATGCGACAAACTACAAATATGCCAGTGGCACTGGTTCATCCTTTCAGTTCGCTACTGGTAACACTTTTACACGTCTTTCCATTTCACCACCAAACGGGGGCATTGGTACTCTCTCTTGGAAAGTGGGTGATATAGTTGAGATCTCAAGACCAGGATCGGGTATTGCTCCACTCAGATACTATTTTGGCAATACAAATGTTAATTTTATTTTTAACGTTCCAAATTCAGAATTATATAATAAAGGTCTAGTACAACAACTCGGTCCTAATCCTACGGATGAATTTACCATTAGCCTCATTAGGTTTACGAGTCCAAGCCTAAATCTAAATAATTTAACTTCAAGTAACGTTTCCTCTTCTACTGGAGCTAATGTGAATACTCTTAACCACCTAGTAAATTCATACCCTGCTACCTTTTTTGGTGCCCAAACCATAGCACCATCTTGGGAAGCAACCAAGTCAGTGCAGATTGAAGGACCTATAGATCCAAATCTTACGCTTATAGATTATAACTTTACTGATAACCCAACCCCAAATAGTTATCCATACCCAAATGGATCTTGTTTTATGTTTAGGGGCTTTGATCTGTTGAGAATGAGTAGGAAAGATGCGAGCGGTGCTCTTCTTCCATATACTAGCACTGTATTCGCAGGTCAATCATATGGAATGGTATTAGACTATGCACCTGGCAGTTCTGCTTCATATCGTCCCTTTATCTGTCAAGTAACGTGTAATTATAACCGAGTAGATTTACAAACTGCCGAGTTCCAAATTACCAGTGAATCTATTTTTCCAAATTTTACTAATGTGTATCCAGTTACTATTAGGTTATTTGCCACTTTTGCTGAGGCACAATATTGGGGAACCACGACTACTGTTCCATTTAATATGACTATTAATAATTCTGGCAATGTGTCATCATCGCCTGCTTAATGGGCAAATACTTATGCTATAATATCAGGAGTAAATATCATAGATGACTATGAAGACATTTGTAAACTATGTTATAGTGGCTTGTCTTGCTGTTATTACTTGGGAATATGGTCACCCATACATTCCAGGTCTAGTCGTTGATCATCCAGTTCACGAACATACACACTAAAATGGAACCAATAACCTTAACTCTTACTATGCTAGTAGGAGTAGTTCAAATATCACCTAATACTTGTGAATTTGAACTACTTCATCCTAATGGTCAGATTGACACACATCAGGTAGAATGTAGATTAATATACAGAGAAGATTTACTACAGATCAAATCGTAAACTGTCCACTACAATTTGCCATATTATACAAAGTGATGTATAATATGTTCATCACTCAATGATAGTCCTGAATAAGACTTTAAAAGATTTCAAGCTCCCACAAAGGATCCTGAAAGATCATTTGACTTGAGTGAGTGCTTGTGCTACAATTTATCGGTAATCAATTGCGATTACTTAGTTCTTTATTATTTTGCAAATATAAAAAATGTTCAACAAATCAATTCTAGCCGCCGCTCTTCTTACAGTCGGCGCAATCGCTGGCGGATCTGCTGTATCTGCCGCTGAAATTGGTGTACGCAACACCACTGGCTTCTCCACACGTAACGTTACCGGTGGTCAGAGTTCCTATGTTCGCCGTGTAACCGGTACATACACCGAGAACTCCTCAGGTAGCTTACTTGAGGTCAATGCAGATCGTTATTCTGTACGTGACGTAGCACGCTCTTCTGGTGGTGAAGTCACAGGTACATTCGAGGGCGCACTTGGTGGTGTTGTCTCAGGTGATATCGACCTAGATAACGCACGATACATTGCACCACCAAGGGGTTCTAACAGTCGTATTGGACTCAACGAGGGTGCAAACGGCACAGTCGATGTAGACCTAGCTGGTGGTACCTTCTCCGGTACAGGCACTCTAACAGAAGCTCCTAGCTCTTCCTCTACTGGAACTGTTAGAAATGGTGACTTCCGTCGCGCTTCCAGCACCTTCACTCGTAATGAAAGTGGTGATATCCGTGAAGTAACTCGTGAGAGCTTCAACTTCGATGGTCGCTCACGTTCAGACTTCTCTGAGGTAAGCACCTTCTCACGCTGATAGAATATAAGGGGGAGTGGTTCCCCCATCACCCCCTTCTTTATTATTCCTCTTTGATAACAATGTTCAAAAATATCTCAAAATTTGCTGCTCTTGCTGCTGTTGTTCTATCCTCTGCTCCTGCTATGGCGCAAGATGCTAGGTTCAACGCAAATGCAAATAACAGCGCACAAAACACCCAGAGCAACTCAGGTTCAGTCAACCTAGCCCCTATGGGTGGTTCAAATGCTAACTATCAGATCAACTCAGTATCTAATAGTCAGTTCGGTTTTGCTCCTGGTATCCAGTGTCCAACTCCAGAATTTGCAATTGGTGGATTTGGTGGGCAATCCAATGGATGGGGTAACGCAGGCTACAACACCGCTGGTAACAACCTCGGTGGAACAGTAATGTTCACAATGCCTATCGGTGGTGATACTGCCGAGTATTGTAAGGAGCTTGCACGTGAAATTTCTAAGCAACGTCGTTTAGACACTGAAGTCAATATGATTCGTCAGTGTGCTCAACTTGCTAATTCGGGCATCACCATTGATGTGGAGCAGTTCCCTGACTTCGCTCTATGTGCTGGTGTACGTGGTGTAAACGGCAACACAGCCCTCCTAGAGGAGCCTGAGCGTGTCTTCAGCCCTGCTGATACTGCTATCCCTGTAGTACCTGTAAGCAAGACGCTTACCACGTTAGAGCAGCAACTCAATGCTGTCACCGCAAACTGATCCAATTTTAAAACTGGAACATAAGCCCCCACAAGGGGCTTTTTAATGCTATAATTTATTCATACCAACCCAGGTCACTCACAAATGTCAGAAAATATGAGCTACTCATCAGTTCTTTATGAAATGCAAGAAATTAAGGATGAATGGCGCCGTAATGACTATACATACCTAGAAGGTCAGAAAGAACGTTATGCTCTTCTTCTTGAAGTTCGTCGAGTTCGTGTTGCTCAAATGTACGCAGACGGACGAGTACACGACGGATCAATGCAGTCAGGCTGAAACACAGCAACTTGAACTAACAACAGCAATTATTATGGAAAATCAACCCCTAGATCAGTACTGGACAACCCCATATGGCGATTTTGCCATCCGAAAGACACGATTCGGGGTTTATACTTCATATGATCGTGAATTAGTTCAACTAGTAACCGGTGGCACATATGAAGCCGTCTTCAAAATGACCCCATCACACTTACAATGGTCTCGCGAAGGCTATATTGTCCCAGAAGGACAAGAAGTAGGCACTTATTCATCATCTGTTGGAGTAAAACTATGACACACGACTACAAAGAGACACTATACATCAATTTATTCAATGTGTTGAATGAATTGACCGAGCATGAGTCAGCAGAAGCCATTTTTGATCGCATTGTAGAAGATTTTGCTATGACAGCAGAGCATCATATGGGTAAAGCAAACACATTCAAGTCTATGTTAGACACATTTAGGCACGATAATCCAACAAATACAGTATCTAATGAAGTTGAGGATATTGTCCTGTCTGATAACGATTTCACTCTAGAAGAGGCTGAATCTATGTTGAGTGGCGTTAATCCATTTGATAGGGAACAATTGTTAGAGGACCGTGACCAACTGCTTAAATTTATGTCAAGTGTAAACTTTCCTGATGGCTCAGGGCTATAAATATACCATACCAGCGGAATCATCATGGACAACGATTACATTGAGATTGACCATTGCGCAATGGCACATGAAACCGAAAAATGGTTTAAGGAGCGTGAGAAGAACAGCTGGAGATCAAAGTATGAAAGATTCTGTGAAGAGAATCCATGGGATTTGGAGTGTAAAATCTTCGATTCTTGATTATATGGTACCTTATGGTACTACTTTTCAATAAAGTCAGTTAGTAAACTGTCACACCTATTAACCATAGCTCCCTCATATGGGCTATATTAAATCTGTTGAGACGATGACCTACCAAATGTTCGTTACTGATCAATACATTACCTTCACATACGCCATTTCAACTGAAGGAGTTGATTACGGTACTGGCTATTATCTTACCCAAGAATATAGTGATGGTGGTATGGACTACTTTGGTCCCTACGACTATGAAGAAGACGCACGTAGCGTTATCTCCAACTCCCAACGCATTTTTTAATTATGAACAACATCATCACTGAAGACATCGATCTATTTGAAGCACTTGGTATTGCCGAAGAATGGGAAGACCAAGAAGTTGCTGACGAATACGCAGAACAGGACGCTCGCACACTAAAAGAATATGGCTTTTAATTTAGGCTATGCTGGAGAAGCATTCCCCTTCTTCAGGCTAGCTATCGGTGCTGTTCTTGTATGGGCAGGACTAAACATTAGTATTGTTGTTATTGAAAACTCGGAGGACAAATTGTGATTGATTGGGGTCAATTTGTATATCCATCCATTATTGGATGGATGTTATACATTGCTTATGAATCCCTCGTAAATAAAATTGAGCTTCTTGAAAAAAAATTTGAGAAAAGACTAAAACATCATAGAGATCTTTTTGAGAATGAAATCTCAGAAGTTATTGAGCTTCTTGAAAAAAAATTTGAGAAAAGACTAAAACATCATAGAGATCTTTTTGAGAATGAAATCTCAGAAGTTTACGATAACCTAGAATAACATGGAT